ATGAATTCTTTGATCGACACAGTTGAGTACGCTTACCTCGATGGTAACGAAGGCGTTTATACAGAAACTCAAATGGGTTACGAAATCGACGGTGTTCAAATTAAAGCACGTCACGACTTCGCAGCGAAAGCTATCGATTTCCGTGGTCTTTATAAGAACAACGGAGCTTAATAATTAGATAAAAAAACTTGGGAGCTATTTCTAGCTCCCAAGTTTTTAAACGAAAGGGATAAAAGAAAATGAAAAATTTCATTCAAGAAGGAAAAGTTTTAGAACTTGCGGCTCCTTATGATGTCGTTAGCGGAGCAGGCGCTCTTATCGGCTCAATCTTTGGTGTTGCTACAAGTACTTTACTAAGTGGTGTCACTGGAAACTTTGGCGTTGAAGGCGTTTTTGAATTGGCTAAAGCTGATTCTCAAGCTTGGACTGTCGGAGCTAAAATCTACTGGGATAATACAGCTAAAAACTGTACTACAACTTCTTCAGGTAACACTCTAATCGGTGTTGCGACTGAAGCCGTTGCGGTAACTGCTGGGTTAATTCTCGGAAAAGTTAAATTGGGCATTGTAGCTTAATAGAAAATTAGAATTAATTTGGGACTTCGAGGGCTGGTATCTCGAGTCCCAATTTTTGTTTTATGAGTTGGGAAGATAAAACCGAGAAGGTCTTAGATATATGCATGAACACATTCGGTGTCGATACCGATGGGCTGTTCACCTATGTCCCAAAGTCAGGAACAAGTTTTGACATTCGCGGTATTTTCGACAACGAATATCAAGCGGTAGATCCAAACACCCAAGCGGTTGTCTCAAGTCTGGTGCCGAATATAGGTATTAAACTTTCCGACCTTCCACAATCCCCAGTTAATGGCGATATGGTTATTGTGAAAGATCAGAAATATAGAATATCTGAAGTCCAAAAAGATGTTCACGGGGGAGCAAGATTATTCTTGCATAAAGTATGAGCGGCGATATTTTACACCCAAGAAAAGAGATCAGGGACTCAGTTTTTGACATCCTCAAAGAGCGTGTCAGCGGGATCAAGAGTTTTTCCAAAAATAGGTTCAGATCATTTTGGGAAGATTCAGACCTTCCCGCACTTGGCGTTTATACTCTTCAAGAATCTAGCGAAGTTTTCGTTGAAGCCCCAAGAAATCTAAAAAGGATTTTAACTTTGGTTGTTGAAATCGTTGTGCAGGCCGACGAAAAATTAGACGATCTTTTAGATCAGCTATCTCTAGCAGTTGAAAATGCGATACATGTGGATGAGACTTTAAGATGTAAGGCTAGTGACTGCAGACTTGTAGGCACTGATCTTATGCAAAAAACCGAAGGCGATACGCTTACGGGTTCTGCGCTTTTAAGTTTTGAGATCAAGTATTTTACAGATGCCCCGTCACAGCAGGTTTTAAATAACTACAACGGAGCTGATTTTGTCATAGAAGTTGGTGACGCTGACACTGTAGACCTTGAGGGCACAGCGGATGTAAATCCGTTATAGGAGTTTATGAAGTATGGAAAAAGTTTATGTAAAACCCGCACCGGGATTAAAAATAAGGGACGACAAGACAAAGCAGTTCCTTCCGGAAGCCGGGAAAGTAGTAGAGATGACAAGCTATTGGGTGCGACGCCTTCAATGCGGGGATGTGTTGCTTGTCGAAAATGTAAAAACAGAAAAAGCTCCGGAAGCTAAATTTTCGGATCCAAAAAAAGCTAAGATGAAAGAAGGGGATGAATAGTTATGCCTATCTCGTTTACAGAAATACCAAGTAATATAAGGGTGCCGTTGTTCTACGCGGAGTTTGATAACTCAAGAGCTGTTCAAGGCCTTGCTCTTCAAGTTTACAAAGCACTTATGATCGGACAAAAGACTTCAGCGGGCTCTGCCACAGTTGAAGTGCCCGTTCTTGTTACAAGTGCCGATCAAGCAAAAAGTCTTTTTGGTGTAGGCTCAATGCTTCACCGTATGTTCATTAAGTGGTTTAAAAATAACAAGACCACAGAAATTTGGTGTATTCCTGTTGCGGATAACGGCGCAGGTGTTGCAGCAACGGGCACATTGACTACGACTGGGACTGCTACTGCAGCGGGCACCCTTTCTGTTTATGTCGGTGGCCAATTAGTACAAGTCGCTGTTGCAAGTGGTGATGTTCAAAACACAATTGCCGCTTCTATAAATGCAGCGATAAACGCAGCTACAGATTTACCTGTAACAAGTGGTGTTTCTACAAACGTAGTGACTTTAACTGCAAAGAACAAAGGCACAAACGGAAATAAGATTGATATTCGCCTTAACTACCAAAGCGATGAAGCAACCCCAGCCGGTGTTTCTGTCGCGGTTGTTGCTATGGCAAGTGGCGCGACTAACCCTGTTTTAACTAACTTAATTTCTGCTATGGGCGATGAGCAGTATCACTTAATCGTAAACCCTTTTGTAGATGCGACTTCTTTATCAGCTCTTGAAGCTGAGCTTTTAGATCGATGGGGGGCTCTCAGACAAATCGAAGGCGTTATGATCGCAGCGGCGTCTGATACTGTGGGCACGCTTACTACTCTTGGAAATTCTAGAAACTCTAAACATTCTTGTATTTTCTCTGCGTATAAATTCCCAACACCACCAGAAGAAGTTGCTGCTTCTATTGTCGGGCAAATCGCATTAGCGGGAAGCATTGACCCTGCGAGACCTTTCCAAACTCTTCAGTTAGCTGGTGTTCTTGCGCCCGCTGAATCTGACAGATTTAACTGGAGTGAAAGAAACACACTCTTGTTTGACGGGATTGCGTCTTTAGTTGTTGGTGCAGGTAGCGTTGTTCAAATTGAAAGAGCAATTACTACTTATCAATTGAACGCTTTCAGTGTTGCGGATACAAGCTATCTTGATCTCAATACGCTACTGACACTTTCTTATTTGAGATATTCTTTCAAAGCTCGAATGACTTCGCGCTACCCACGTCACAAACTCGCAAAAGACGGTACTCGTTTTGGCCCTGGCCAAGCGGTGATGACTCCTAAAGTTGCTAAGGCTGAATGCTTTACAATTTTCGAAGAGTGGGAGCTTAAAGGTCTCGTCGAAGGTTTTGATCAATTTAAAAATGATCTCATAGTCGAGATCTCATCAGATAACCCAAATAGACTCGACATTAGAATGTCACCTGATCTCATGAACCAACTTACGGTTTTGGGCACTCAGATACAATTTTTGCTCTAGGAAAGGGGTAGACCATGGCTGAACGAATCGGTGGAATTTTATTCGGAAAAATTAATGGCTCTCAAGTTAGAATGAAAGGCTCATGGACTTACAACCTGGGCCAACCAAAACGCGAGGGAATTGTGGGCGCGGATCAAACGCATGGCTATAAAGAAATGCCGCAACTTGCTTTTGTTGAAGGCGCGATTACAGATAGCAGCGAGCTTGATCTTAAAGCTCTCGTAAATACAAAAGATGTGACTTTCACTCTTGAATTAGCAAACGGCAAAGTTATCGTTTTGCGTGATGCTTGGTGGGCTGCTGATGGCAACGTCACTACTGAAGAAGGCGAAATCGAAGCGCGCTTTGAAGGGTTATCAGCTCAGGAAGTTGCGTAATGAAACTTAAGTTAAAAAAGCCAGTCGAGCACGGGACGGGAAATTTTGTTTCTGAACTTGAATTCAGAGAACCTATTGCAAAAGACATGCGTGCGATCCCAATGGAGCCAAAGCAAGGCGACATGCTTGACCTTGCAGCGACTCTTTGTGGTCAACCACCAAGTGTAATGAACAAGCTTTGTCTTCAAGACTATGCGAACGTTCTAGAGTTGGTGTCGACTTTTATCGTAGGTGGCCAAGAAACTGGCGAGAGTGTGTAGGCTCTCTCGCATACTTTTTCCATTGGTCGCCTAATGAAGCTATTAGCATCGATGTAAATGATTTAGAGTTTTGGTTAGAGAGGGCAGAAGAAGTCGGAGAGGAGATAAGAAAAACCCAAAATGGCAAACACTAAAAAAGTAGGCCTTGAGGTTATCGTCTCCGCGACGGATAGGGCCACAGCAAAATTCAAAGAGATAAATAAAGGTCTCTCTAAGTCGGGTCTCGGTAAGCTCAGCAATTCTCTTTTCAAATTAAAAGGCGCTAGCGGTATTACTCAAATAGGCAAGGCCATGAGTAATTTTGGTAGTTCAGTCGCCAATGTCTCAAACGAATTTTCGGGACTTATCTTTAAGGTGGGTGCTCTTGCGGGCCTCGGCGGGGGAGGGCTTTTTGCTTTGTCAAAAGGTTTTGCCGATTTCGCAGACAACGCTCAAGATAGTTCTGAACGTTTGGGCATCGGCGTTGAATCATTTCAAAAGTTAAATATCGGAGCAATGCTCGCCGGAATCGATTCAGAAAAATTTGGGAATATCATAAACAAATTCTCAAGGGGACTCGGTGATGCCGCTCTGAACGGTGGCGAAGCGGCCAAGGTTTTTCAAAGACTAAAAATTTCCCTGAAGGCCAACGGTAAGAGCCGCACACTTGATGAAATTTTGCCTGAAGTTGCGGCGAAGCTAAATGCCATGCCGAACGCGTTTAAAAGAAATGCGATAACTGCAAAGTTATTTGGTAAGAACTTTGGTGAAATTACGCCGTTCTTAAAAGATTTTGCTAGATACACAAAAGAAGCTGAAGGCTTCATAATATCTAAAGAAGATGTAGAGCGCGGGGATCAATTCAAAGATCAGATCGTGACGTTCGGGAAAGTTATGGGGAGCCTTAGCAATGTTGCCGGGGCTTCTATGCTTGGTGGTTTTTCAGAAGGCTTAAAAATTCTCAGTGATTTTTTAATGGCCAGTAAGCCGCAGATAAAAGAATTTTTTAAGACGATAGGCAAATCCCTTCCGGATGCTTTTCGCGCACTGACTTCAGCGCTGAAATCGACAATGCAATTTTTCACAACTTACGATTCCAAAACGGGCGAGAGCCAATTAAACATGGGTCGTTTAAAATTAGTCTTTGGTGCTTTTGCTGCGTTTTTAGCTGCGCCTTTTTTAGTTGCGCTCTACGGAGCGGCGACAGCTTTTGGTGCTCTAGCTCTTTCAATTACTAGCGTGGGTATTGCATTTGGTGTTGCCTTCCCTTGGCTTGGATTAATAGCTGCACTTGGATTCACTCTTTATAAAAATTGGGAGCCGTTCATGGAACTTCTTAGCACCATAGCGGATAAGATAAGCTCGGTAGTTAATTTTAAAGTTCCGAGTTTTATGCAAAACGGTGTCTTTACTAATGCCGGATTAGCAGCGCCCGCTAACAATTCTTTTGTTGGTGCGGCTGGGCAAACAAATACGAACAACGCTACCGCGAGCTTAACTGTTAATCTGCCGAATCTCCCTAAAGGCGCGAGAGTTTCTCAAAGCTCAACAGGCTTTGAAGATTTTCTGGTGTCTCGTGGATATGCGATGCAACCAGGGGGCTATTAGCAATGAGCTTACTCGCTAAAAAGTTTCAGCAAGGGTATTTTAGAAATGTACCCTTTAATCTTGATAGTACGACGTTTGAAGGTGGTAGGCGCATTGTCGTCCATGAGTACCCTTTTAAAGAAGTAAGTTATTCAGAAGATCTCGGTAGGAAAAAAAGAGAATACTCTTTCGAGGCTTTTGTTAATGGTGAAAACTACGAGAGCGCAAGAGATCAGCTTATTGCCGCATGTGAAAACGTGGACGGCGAAGGTCTCTTAGTTCA